GATCGATGGCATTGTTGCCGGGATCATGGCACTGCATCGAGCGTATCATGGTGAGGCATATCGAGCGGGGCAATTTTATCTTGAAGAATCAAACTGGGTGAGTGGGTGATCGATTTAATACAATCAATTTTGTTCGTTGTTGGAGCTGTCACAACCGCTGTTGGATTGTGGATTATCAGCCCGGCATTGTGCATGATTGTCAGCGGTTTGGGGCTAATGGCTGGAACTGTAAACGGAATGATACATAATAGGAAAACTCAATGAGCCTCATTAATCAAGTGTTTGGAATCCCAGCAAAGCAACCACAAGCAGCGACGATTCAGGAAATCTTCCAAGATTACACAGCATCAAAAAAGACCGAAGCTGGAATCAGTGTTGGTGTGAATGACACAGTGAGTTATGCGCCAATATCACAAGCGCTGCAAATGATTAGTGGTGATATCGCTAAGATGAAACTTAACGTTTACGTGAGGCAGCCATCGCTTGGTCCAAACGCCAGAGACGTTGACAAGAAGCACCAAGCCTATTCAATCGTGAAACGTCGAGCGAATGAGCAACAATCAGCTTTTCGTTTTTGGTCCAATTTTGTCTATCAGCAACTGCTTTGGAACAATGCCTATGCATGGATCAAGAGGAATCCAACCAATGGCAAAACGCTTGGCTTGTATTTGCTTAGACCAGACCGGACAACTTTCAGCATCAAAGATGGCTTGTACTATTCCGAGATTGGATCTGGTGCTGATGCTGAAGTTGTTGCATTGAAACCAAACAACGTCTTACATTATCAAGGCAATCAAGTTCCGGGAGTGGTTGAGCCAAGCTTGCTGAAGAATGCAAGAACATCAATATCAGTTGGACTTGCAGCCGTGAACCATGCTGCAAAGTTCTTCGGTGGTGATTGCAATGCTGGTGGTATCCTTGAGATTCCAGCAAGTTTTGAGAAGCGAGCGAAGGACAATCTTGAGCAAGGCTTTCAAAAGAAATACGCTGGGCAAGCATTCCAGACAGTGATCTTGCGTGATGGTGCAAAATTCCACTCGATCCAGATCGATGCTGAGAAGTCTCAAATGAACGAGACGAGAACTCACCAAGCTCGAGAGATGGCTAACTGGTTCAATCTCCCACCATCAAAGCTAGGCATACCTGATGCAGGTGGATATGGATCAAGGACTGAAGACAACCGCAACTATTATGATCAGACGTTATCATCACGGCTTTGTGATATCTCAAGTGAGTGTGATCTGAAGTTGTTAACCAAGGCTCAACAGAATAATGATTCACACTATTTTGAACACAATGCAACTGCTTTGCTTGCAATGGATCGAAAGACACTTGCAGAGATCTATGCAATCGAATCAGCAAACGGAGCAACAAGTCCTGATGAGTATCGAGCAGCAACAAACAGAAACCCAAGACCAGATGGAGAGGGTGGCAGATTCTATCAGCCCAATGCCAACTATGTACCAGTGGAAGAATCAAGCGACAGTGAATCTGAGCAAACTGAAACAGACAATCAGACGTCGGCTATCCTTAACGCTGTCTTATCCGAACAAGTCATGGCATGGCAAAACTCAACACTTGCAATCGTTAAGAAGGAATGCCGCAGAAAAGCTATCGGCAAATTTTCCAACTGGCTCAACAATTTTGAAGGATTGAAAGTCCCTGATAAGCTTGAGCAAAGAACCAAGTCAGTTGGTGTTGAGTTCAATCCAGCAGCATTCATTGAGGGGATCAAAAGAGAGATATCAAATCAACTCACTGATGTCATGTCAGATGATTGGCAATCAGAAATAATTACTATCTGCGAAGGAATGGAAAATGTTTGAGATCGACAAAAAAGAAAACAGCGTCTGGTTCTATGATGTGGTAGGAGCTGACATGCTCGGCGGTGTTTCAGATGGCGACTTTAAGAAAGGGCTTGATTCTTTCAAAGGCGAAGACATCACCATCAGAGTCAATAGCCCCGGTGGAGATGTACACACAGCATTGAGCATGTTCAACCAAATCAAAAACTACAAAGGCAAAGTGACTGTAATGGTTGATGCATTGGCAGCAAGTGCGGCAAGCTATTTCCCAATGGCAGCGGACGAGGTTGTTATGGCTGAGAATGCTTTAATGATGATTCACGCGCCGCTGACTCTTGCGTATGGAAACTCAACCGTAATGAAAGACACTGCTGAGCTACTCGACAAGCACGCTGAAGCAATGTCTTTGGCTTATGAGAACAAGACCGGAAAAAGTTCAGATGAAATCAAGGCGATCTTTGATGCTGAGGTCTGGTACACAGCAACCGAAGCTGTTGAAAATGGATTCGCAGATCGTGTTGTCTCTGAGGAGCTTGATACAGATACTCAACTCAATAATAGCGTATTCAACTTCAAGAACGTTCCAGCGTCTTTGCAGAGTGATTCAGTACCACGATTTGCTGCATCAGCAAGGAACCGTGGAAAGATCAACGCAGCTCGGATCAAAGCTAGGCTTGCGACGTTGAAATGAGAAATCAACTGTTAACCGTTAACAGTTGATTTTGATTTTTGATGATGTTTGTGGTATATTTGAACTAGATCAATTCGAATGCTGACCGGCGAGTAGTTTTGACAATTGTTGTTTTTTCAATTGTTGGGATTATCCGCCGTTTTTCGTTGGATTCCTGACCAGTCAGAGGAGTCCAAAAATGGATATCAAAAAGATTCAGGCATCGATCAGCGATGTCGAAAAAGAACTGAAAGCATTTGGTGAGGTGGAATCACCAAGCGATGAGCAAGTCACGGAAGTTGAAGCCAAAGTTTCTGAGCTTGAGAAGCTTCAAGCCAATCTGGCCAACGCTGAAACGATTGCAAAGTCAGAGCAGCTCAACGAAAAGATCTCAGCATTGCTTGCAAAGCAAAACACTGGCGGACAATTGGAAGCGTCAACACCTGTTGATAATTCAATCAAGATTCCAGCATCAGCCAAGCCACGTCGATCATTGAAGGCATTTGGCAACGATCACGAATCGTTGGAAGCTGCTTATATTTCAGGTCGATCAATTGCAGCTGGTTTGTTTGGTCACAAAAAATCAAAAGATTGGTTGAATGATCACGGGATTCAAAACACCACGCTTTACGAAGGTGAAGACCAAAAAGGCGGTATCTTTGTGCCGACCGAAATGGAACTTGCCATCATTCGCTTGGTTGAGTCTTACGGTGTTTTCCGGCGGTTTGCTAGGACCGCACCAATGAATTCTGATCGCAAGGTCGTTCCAGTTCGCACAGGTGGATTGACTGCCTATGCAATTGGCGAAACTTCACCAAGCAATGAAGGTTCGAATTCTGGAACTCGCACATCACCAACTTACAACCCGATCGAGTTGGTCGCACGTAAGTGGAAAGCATGGCTTAAGATGAGCGATGAGGTGAATGAGGATTCAATGATTCAGCTTGCTGATGAAGTGAGTCGTGAAATGGCTTTGGCGTTCTCATATGCTGAAGATAATGCCGGATTCAATGGTGATGGAACGTCAACCTATAACGGAGTCAATGGAGCGTTGAACGTTCTGGCGGCTGGATCCAAATACACGATGACGGCTGCGGCTGGTAATCTTGCATTTGCTGATCTTACCTTGACTGATTTTGAATCGGTCATCGGCAAGACTCCACATTACGAAAACTTCATGCCAGCGTGGTTCATTTCAAAGGCTGGTTACTATGCCTCGATGGACAATCTGAAGAATGCTTCAGGTGGTAACACATCACGCGAGCTTGAGTCTGGAAATGGCTTGCAGTTCCTTGGCTATCCAGTCGTGTGGACGCAAGTGCTACCAACTACGATTGCTGATACTGCGAGCACAACGTTGGCTTACTTCGGTGATCTAAACATGGCAGCGTTGTTTGGTGATCGTCGTGGAATGTCGATGAGTGTATCTGATCAACGATATTGGGATGAAGACCAGATCGCTGTCAAAGGTACTGAGCGATTTGACATCAACATTCACTCAGCAGGAACGGCAACCGAAGCTGGTGCATTGATCGCAATCAACACCCCCGCAAGCTAGTCAATAGATTTCTGATTCAAACAAACAAAAACAAAAGGTGATAAAATGAATGAACTACAACATGCAAAATTCAGGGCTTGCATTCCGCCTGCCGCAATCTTGGACAATGCTTCGGCAACGTCAGTCGAGATCGATACCCTTGGTGCTGACTACCTAACGGTTGTTGTCACACTTGGTGCAACTGATATTGCAATGGCTGCATTGAAGTTGACCCAATCAGACACAGCTGGCTCTGGTCATGCTGATTTGAGTGGTGCTGACTTTGATGGTGGAACAGATACCAAAGGTGGAACGTTAGCACTTCCAAGTGCAACTGACGACAATCAAGTTTGCGTTTTCCAAGTCAACTTGCTTGGCCGAAAACGGTACTTTGATATCACTGCGACTGCTGGTGATGGTGCTGCTGGATCGTTTATTTCAGCAGTTGCGATTCTATCAAAGAATCACGCACCAACGTTGACGGACGTAACATACTCTAATGGCGGCGTTTGCCGAGTCTAACCAATGTATGAGCTTTCAATCACTTCCGAACCAGCAAGCGAACCGATCACCTTAACGGAGCTAAAAGCTCATCTGAGGGTTGATGGTGTGCTTGATGATACTGAGCTTGGTGACAAGCTAACAGAGGCTCGGAAGTCGATTGAACAGCTTACGAATAGGGCGTTCTTCACTCAGACAAGAACGCTCTCATTCAACCGATTCGATCACACAACAAGCCGCATCTATCTGCCCGGTGCGCCTGTTGCGTCGATCACGTCGTTGACTTATTACGACTTGAACGGAACGCAGCAAACGTGGGATTCTGGAAACTATAGTCTTGTTGTTGGTCAACCTAGTTGGCTGCAATTGGATTACAATGTTGACTGGCCAGATCATCGCTCGGTGCGTGATCGCATAGTGATCACGTATGTCTGTGGAGAATCGGATGTTGCTGATATCGATGCTCGAGTCAAGTCAGCTTGCAAGTTGCACGTTGAATTGAATTACGATCGAGAGGAATTGAGAGACAAGGCAGCGGATCGAATTCAAAATGGTTTCGATTCATTGATCACACAATTGCGAATCGGTGATGAGTTCCAGTGCTATGCCTAATTTTCATCAGCAAGTTGTTTTCAAATCGCCTAGCACCAGCGTTGACAGTTATGGTCAGGAGACTGGAGCAGAGACGACTGAAGCGACCAAGCGTGCAACAGTGCGACAGATGAGCGGTCGTGAGCTTGCTGCGGCTTCTCAATTGTATTCTGATGCAAGTTGGAAAGTGATCTGCCGATATGATCCTGATTTGATGGATTCTTTGACATGGACAATCACCTATGGTTCAAAGGTCTTTGAGATTGGGAATGCAAACAACGTTGACCAACGCAACCGAATGATCGAGTTCATTTGCAGCGAGGTCGCTGATGGCTAAACCGATTATTGTGACGACTGGGTTTCGCGGGCTTGATCGTAAATTGAAACGATTAAAGGTTGACAACAAAAAAAAGAAACGAGCCATGACCGTCGCAGCGAGAGACACGTTAAAGAAAACAATGCTGAAAGAAGCTCGGTCGAAGTCACCAAAAAAGACTGGGCTATTGAGAAAGAACATCAAGGTCAAATCAATCACAAGGAGCAGGGGGTTTATTGGCGCAAAGGTATCAGCAGGATTACCGGGTAAGAATGACAACACTGGTGATGCATACTATGGTGCTTTCTTGCTCTGGGGAACAAAAAGACGATCACTCTGGACACTCAACGGAGAATCAGACCGAGGCAAGATTAAACCAAACCCTTGGCTTTACGATGTGGTGAAACGCAAACGCAAACTAACCATGAGAGAATACAAAAAGAAGCTAAAAGAGAACATAAAAAAGCTGGCACGGGGTAAGAAAGTATAATGGCAAACCTCACAGAAAACCTTCGAGCGGTTTTGATTGCTGATGCTGGAGTCAGTGCGATCACAACGAATATACACGTCAACAACGTGCCGGATAACAAGACAAAACCGTATGTTTGGTTACAGATGAACGACCAATTTCACGAGTTGAATTTGAGCGAAGCGGCTGGAACGATCACAACTAACTTTGTTTGCGAAGCAACAAGCACATCGTTGACAATCACAAAGAATTTAGCGGCAGCAATCAAGACGGCATTACACGCAAAGACAGGATCATTTGGGGACCAGAACATTGCCTTTGCTGAGATCATCAGCAAGGATGATGACTACGAATCACGGCAAGATTTCGGCGACTCGCAGAATTTGCACGTAACAGGTTTAGACATAGAAATTGGAGTTGATTCAAGATGAGCGGATATTTCGGAAACAGTGTAACGGCAACGCTCGATGGTGTTGCTGTTGGTCAACTCAAGTCATTGACGTTGCCAGAGGTCAACTTTGACACCGAGGACTTCACAGGGCTTGGAGATACATTCGAAGATCTGTGTATGGTGCCGATTCAGAGTGCAACGGATGTTGAAATGACGTTCTCTTTGGATGAGTCAGTTGCAGCACACCGAACAATTGAGGCATTGGTTGGCACTAATTCAAATATCAACCTAGTGCTGACGTTTCCGTGGGCCACGAATAACACATACACACAAGCAGTCGTTGTCAAGACGCTTGGCTCGGTTGATGTATCGCCCAAAAGCGAGATCATTCGTTCAATCACGTTGCTGACAAAAGCGGCTGGCGTTTGGTCAACAGTTTGATTCTTTTTAAAGGGGTACATTAGATGAGTTTGTTTGATTTGGCGAAGAAATTCCAACCAAAAACCGTCGTTGTCGAGGGTGAATCGTTCTATGTTGCGAGGCTGTCAGCTTTGCAGAAAGATCGCTTCGATTTGCAGTATGGAGCGTTTCAAAAGGTCAATGGCGGCGTTGGTTTGCGTGGTTTCCTTACTGCTTTTTGCCTGTGTTCCAAGGATGGAGCGCCAGTGTATGACAGCGGTTCAAAATCAGAAGCAAATAGCATCTTTTTGAAGCAAGTTGACAAGGTTTGCGAGTTGCCATTGGCTCTGGTTGAGCCATTATTTGAGGCAGCTTGTGACATCAACGGATTCAATGAGGGCAGTGCAAAAAACTAAGGCTAGATGCTGGCCTACGATGGCAGTGGAGACGTGCAATTGAGTGCGGCAAGACTCGCAAAGATTGGCTAGCATCTATCACAGCGGAAGAATACCGAGAATTGATCGAATTGTCAGAGGTTGAGCCGGTTGGAAATGATGCGTTGATCTATCAAATGGCCATCGTCGCTCAAGCGATGGCTGGCGGAAAATTGAAAGATATCATTGTGCTTTGTGACGATTACGAAATGACACCAGAACAGATTGCGAGGTCACTCGGATGGCGACAATAGCAAACCTTGACATCAACCTTAAAGCCAATGTTTCCAAATACAATAAGGACATGAAGCAAGCTGGCAATTCAACGCAGAGCTTTGCGAAGACTGTGAGGAATGCTGCGGTTGGCACTGGTTCATTCACTTCAACATTAACATCATTGGCGACCAAAGGCGCTGTTATCACAACAATGTTTGCTGGCATTGGCATTGGTGTGAATAAAATAGTTCAAGGCTCGGCTCAGACGGCTGATGCAATAGAAAAGGCCGCAAAAAGTGCACAAATAAGTGCTGCAGATTTCCAGTCTCTCAGCTTTGCATTTGAGCAAAACGGGTCAAATGCAGAGGAATTAACCGCAGCATTCGAGGCTGTTGGCGACAGATACGTTGATTTGCAAGACGGTTCAGCGTCAATGATTTCAATGTTTAATCGTATGGGCGTTTCGCTCAGTGATCTGGAAGGGCTGGACACGGCTGACCAGTTCAGATTGATTGCAACTAGTATCAACAACATTGAGGATCCACTTGAGCGGGTTGGCGTTGCTTCAAAGGTGTTTGGTGGTGTTGGTAAGACGGTTCTGAACTTGGCTGATAATCTTGGTACGGCTGAGAACAGGTTCAATGAGTTAGGCTTGACAATTGATGATGCAGCAATTGCAAGAGGCGTGAAGCTCAAGAATCTGAACAATGAACTCTCAAGGAGTTGGGATAAGCTAACGTCTCAAATGTCTGGATTGTTCGGCCCAGTTATTGAAGGCTGGACAATGATGCTGAGTGATTTTGCTGAGAAAATATCAGAGGCTGCTGGCGGTGCGTTGTTATTTGCTGAGAATCTCGGACTAGTTGCAAGGAATCAGGCAGCTATCAATGGCGCGACGGATGCCGAGTTCAGAAACTTCATGGAGAATCAACAGAGATCAAACCGTTCAAGGATTGTCAGAAAACGGTTGAAAGTAGATGACGGAAAGGGCGGTGAACAGTTCCTAATTGACAAACAGATTGCAAGTCAGAGGCAGCTGATTGAAGCATTGAAGAATCAGAGCAACAAATTAGCACCAATCCCACAAGCGTTATTGAAAGGCTCATCTGCTCAAATTGATTTCGTCGCACAGCTTCAGCGTCAGAACCAACAGGCAAAAATAGACCAACGAGAAAAGAAAAAGATTGACATCGCTGAAAAACAGTTGAAGAAACTTGAGGAAATCAAGAAACAGCGAGACGAGGAATTCAAAGACAGAAAGACGATATCAATCCTATGATAACTTTCATCACAGAATTGCAAGGCCGAGGCGGGACGATCGGTGAAGACTCGGTAAGAACTTTCAAGTTCAAATCGGATGACGCAACCGATAGCGAATACAACGTCTACAAGAATCGCAACTGCCCAAAGATTGGATCACAGCATCCAAGCAATCGGTTTCGGTTGTTCTATCTCAAGCGTGGTGACCTGACAATATCGCAGTCAGATTCAAACTGGCAATCTTGGACCGTTGAGGCTAAGTACACGCAGCTCGAAGATGAGGAAGAACCACCAGAAGAAGAAAAGGACTTTGACGAGCCAAGCAAAGACGATAAGGATCAGCCAGATTTCAATCCAAAGGTGTCGGTTGAATTTGAAGATTATCCGCATCCGCTCGAATATGCTGTTGATGTGAATTACGTCTATGATGCGTCATCACCAGCAAGTGATGGAAAGTATCCGGTTGTCAACTCCGCTCTTGAGCCGTACAGTCCACCGCCTGAAGTATTCCGGCAGAATACCCTGATACGAGTCACACGCAATCTGGCGTTATCCTCGTCGCTCTGGAAGGATGCTTTGGATATTCGAAACACAATCAATGCAGACAAATTCCAATGGCGGCGTGGTCCAGCGGTAATTGATGTCAAAGAAAGACAATGCAGAATCAAAGTCAGGATTGGTGAGCAGGTTGACTATCGCAGCAAGACGGGCAAAAAGTCATCCTACGCAAATCTTGAGGTACAATTTGTGATTCGCAAGGAATCGTGGAACATTGATTTGCTGGATCAGGGGAGTCAATATCTCGACACTGCTGGCAAGTCGATCAATCTTAGAATCTTCGATGATGACTGGGCGATTGCAGCAGGCACAAAGATATTGCCAATTGAGGTTGCTGGAGAGCGATCACTTGGCTTGCTTGATGGAACCGGTGAGAAACTGGCAACAGGTGGAGCAAAATTCTTCAATCGATATCAAGGCTATTTGCAACAAAATCACGGCACATTTTTCAAGAAAATAACCAGACGAGTTAAGAGGTAAAATTATGGCTGACGAAATTACATTGATCGTTGATTTGGACTTAGTCAACGGAAATATTGAACATGACTTTTCACCAAGCTCAATCTCAATCGATCAAGCAACCGCGAGATTTATTGATACCGTTTTGGATATCGGAACCAGTGCTGAAACGATCAGTTTCGGAGACATCGCAACCAAAGGAATGGTTGTTCTTCAGAATTTGGACAGCACCAACTACGTGACCTATGGCCCAGATTCCACGGGACAAGTGACTCTTGGCCGGCTTAACGCTGGCGAGGTTGCTTGCTTTAGAATTGATGATTCTGTGACGTTGAAAGCAACGGCAGATACTGCAACGTGCAAAGTGCGAATGATTGCCTATGAAAATTGATTCTGTGATATAATATGATTCAACAAAGTCCGAATTTAGCGGTTTGGGCTGGGATCGAGCGTTTGATACCCGCGCTCGCTCCCTGTTTTTTGCTGGGTGTCGAGGGTGTTGAAATGAAGAAAACAATTCCAATTGATGTTGACCGATGCAATGAGCTTTTCGAATATCGTGATGGGCAGTTGATAAGGAAATTGGCAACTCGCGCGTTTGTAAAAGTTGGTGATTCTGTTGGCACTACAAGTGCTGGCGGGTATTTGACAGTTAGGGTTGATGGCAAGATTTTCAAAGTTTCCAGAATCATTTACGCGATGCATTACGGCGATCCCGGACAAAAACAAGTTGATCACATCAACCACATTCGGACAGATAATCGGATCGAAAATTTACGGATTGTGACGGTCCAAGAAAATGCTCACAACCAATCAAAGTTGAAAAGAAACACAAGCGGATTCACTGGCGTTAATTGGAACAAGAAAGCAGAGCGTTGGGTGGTACACATTAACGTTGACAAAAAGCAAGCTTACCTTGGTTCCTTCAAGAAAAAACGCGATGCAATCTTCCGCAGAAAGCTCGCTGAAATTGCCTACGGTTACCATTCAAACCACGGATCTTAAATGACGGAAATCTCAGAGAATGCCGCAAGGAGAATCGGGCAAGCTGTCACCGATGTTGAGCGAATGCGATCTGGTACCAGTGGATCTGGAACCAATTTGCTGCGAACAAATTATGGCAGCTACTTGGTTCTGACACCAAGTGGTGGCATTCCTGCACGTAGTGGCACAACACTTGGTTCTGCAAGTTGCACGATTCAGGTTATCGACAAGGACAACGATCAGATCAGCGATGGTGAAACGGTTGATGTTC